ACAATAACTATTGGCCCGAATACCGTTAGCAAGCTCTGGCTTATACAAAATAGCACATCAGGCTCACAGACGATCATCATTAAGCAAGGCAGTGGCGCGACGATCACAGTCCCGAATGGTCAGACCAAAGCTATCTACTCTGATGGTGCTGGCTCTGGTGGCGCTATGGTTGACGCCTTCCAAGACCTGTCTATTCCTGATCTGTTCATTGACGATGACCTGACGTTTACCTCTGATAGCGCAGTTATTACCTTCGGTGCAGATGGCGACACTACGCTTACGCACACAGATGGATCTGGCCTAACGCTGAATAGCACCAACAAGATCATGTTCAACGATGCGAGTCAGTTCATTCAAGGCTCGTCTGCAAC